ACGACATTCCAAAATACATCAAACACCAGCCAGACATCTTTTACATATCCGCCAGCTTTACCAATCAATAGAGACAGGATAGTTGGCGGGGTAAATAAGATCATAAACGTGCTAGTAAATGCAGCCAGAAAGATCACACCGGAACCCAGCCAGAATACAGACCAGATTCTACGGGTTAACCAAAATAGTTTTTCCATCATAGGTTTATACTCGGTATTCCCGCCTCAAATTCTTCTAATGTGATTGATTCGCCTGACTCAATGCGGGCTAGCTGCTCATAGCCATAGGCGTACACTAAAGAGCGCCACTTTCTAAACTCAATGCCTTCTAACTGGAATTTCTCCACTATAGGCTCATCAGCATAGGTAACAGCGGTTTTAATATTGTCATAGCCGTATTCTTTAGCTTTATTGTCTAAAGTGCTTTCTAGTATTGCACTGGCTTGATCCATTAACTGCTGCTCTTCGTGCGCGTCTTTGTCGGATTGGTCGCAGGGTTTAATATCGGGCCAGTCGCTTTCTTCGTGTAGCTCGTACTCGAAAGTAGGGTCTTGTGTGTGCGCTACCCACTCATAACCTAACTGGATTAGACAATTAATTGAGCCGTTTGCGTTTTCTTGTGCGTTTTTATAAATATGTTTCATGTTATGCAATCCTTACATATAGTCCGTAGTCTTGATCTTGGTTTGTAAATCGGCCGACGTATTTCCAAGTACCTGAAACTGACAGTGAAGAGCTGCCCCAAAGACCAGTGTCGCTAAGTCCACGGGCGTATTTTAGATCAGATCCCGAGATGCCGCTTGTTCCACTCGAATGCGCCCCGCCAGAATTGTTTTGCATAAACTGCGGTACGTTAACCCCTTGCACATCTTGCGGCTGATAATTCGCCCCCGTGTAGTTTACATTTCCGCCTATGTGAGTCGTTTCGTTATTAAGCAACCTCCCCGCCGTAGCATCTGTAGGACTGGTTTGCACTTTGGCATAGGCCGCCGTACCTTGGACCAGCCAAGGTGAAAACCCGAACGCAGTGGTAAATGACCTGCATGCCGTGTCACCAGAAATGTCTACCGCTTTCTGCTCGTAGTTATCTTTTGTTCCCGTAGTACTGATTGTAAGTGGGGGGGTTAGATCATCTGGAGCATTCAACAGCCCAGATGATGGGGTAACCACTCCACTCGTGTTAAGCGGGTATAGGTCAAGATCAACCTCAGATGAATCCACTCCGCCGCTTTTATAGTTTCTTGATATTGTTGGCATTTATAGTTCCTCACCTTGCGCAGATGCCGCGGCCGCCCCTGCTGTTAAAGCTGCGGCTCGACTTGCCTGATCTAGCGGTGTAATGTCTTTAATTTTTGGTGGCTCAAGTGCAATTCGACCTTGGCGGCTAACTTGGAATTTACCCCAAGCATCCTTAATTAAATCCACAAAAGGGACACTACTCTTTTCCATTCGGTTCATTAGCTTGTTTATAGCCAATGCGCTTGGCCCTTCGCCTATACCGGTGCCACCAACAGGATGTCTAATCCGCCCAATCTTAATCAGATCATCAAGAAACTTAATTTCCTTAGGGTCGAACACTTCTTTGAGCTTTCCGTATCCAATGTTTTTAAGGGTTTTATCAAGCTGATCAACCTTTAGAGTTGGTAAGCCTGTCACATCATCCGCGCCGGTAAAGGATTTATCTTTAATCACTTCTAGTATCTGCGCCTTGAAATCATTAATTGCCTGATCACCATTAGGCGCGTCTTTCACATATCGCACAAGCTGCCCAATATCTTCCTTACGCCAATTTTTTGAAAGTATTGTTTTTTGAATAAATTGATCTGGGTCTACTTTGTTTTCCAGTACGTCCCTTACTAGGTTTTTCTTGTTTTGGTCGAATTTATTTATTTTCGCCTTGCTTAAACCGCGCTCAAAATCCGCCTTTGCCTTTCTTGCTTGCTCGTAGACATCACCGCCCGCGCTTCTAAAAACATCCTCGTCAAGTGAATCCTTAAGCTCCCTTAGTGCAATATTTCTTTGCGGGTTTTTTTCATCATAAAGAGAGTTGATCTTTTTTCTAATCTCTTCGGCTGTATCAACATCAACCTTACCAACTGCATCCCATTTGTTGAACGCCCCTCGCTGATTAAGCGTGCCGCGAATAGATTTGATTGCCCCGCCTGTTACTTCATTGTCAGGCGCAAGCTCTCTAAGCTTTTTCTCTAGAGCGACAAACTTAACATTCTTTTCATCGGGAGATGAATCTCTGGCCATCTTGTATAAATTAGAAATCTCATTATCTAGCTTTAGCGCCTTGTCCGACACGGCATCAATCATTGTGTTTGTTTCGGTTCCAAGGTCGCCAGTAGTGCCTTTGATGACATCATCAAATCGAGTCGAGAGCACTTTATTCTGCTCTGATAACACGTCCGATATTTTTGATGATACTTTCCCCGCTTCTTGCTGGGCGATAAAGTCAGACTTCTCACGAGTGATCTGTGCCCGTGTAGGCTCGATACCTTGCGAGCGCATAAACGCCTGCCTAGCTGCTTGGTCTGGGGTCAAGCCCTCACTTACAACTCTCGCTTCGTTAATTAAATCATCATAAGATACACCCAGATCATCAAGCGCATTCTGTAATTCAGGCGTTGGCAAACCCTCTTTAGTAACCAAGGCCCCTTTTGGCTGCTGGCCAGTGACCTTTCTGACTAACTTACCGCCAATGCGACCAATGACAGGCAGGCCCAATTCCAAAGCAGTAGCAACACTGCCCCCAATACCCGCCGCCATAGCTGTTTCAGTAGCATCCCTACCTTCTCCCCTTGCAATAATTCCACCCTCAGTAGCCCCTAATCCACCAGCTAAAGCCGCTCGACCTGCCGTGCTTGCTACTGGCACCATGCCTGCCGCAACTCCTACAGGAACGAAAGGCGCAGACTGGCCTAGTATCTCACCTCCACCAACTGCGGAAGGGGCGTATTCTTTTAATTGTTCATAGGATTGTCTTTCAATCTCACTAGGCTGGTCTGCTAATCCAATGCCTCGGCCTATGTCGGTAAACCCCTTGCCCATCCCCACGGCAAAAGCCTCTAACGGACTCATGCTAGATATTAGATCTGCCTGCTCCGGTGGTAGCGACTCTAAAAAAGCTTGCTTTCTCGCCTCTTCCTGCTGCCTTAGCTGCTGAGCTTTTGCCATTCTTGGTGATGCCGTAGATCTCTGGGCTACATTAGGCTCAGGCTCAGTCATCGGCTTGGCTGTTGATAAATCAAACCCAGATGACGCGGGTGCTTGATTAATTGGTTTTGCCGTAGAAAGATCAAAAGCCATTATAACTCCCTGATTTCACCAGTATTAGGATTAACCATTGCCCGATTGCCGTTGGCATCCTCCATCATTACAAAGCCATCCATACCTTGGTCTGTCGCTTTGGTTTGTTCACTGTCACCTAGCACCTTTTTATTTTCATTGAATAGCTTCTTGTATGCTGATCCAATTACATCGGATACACCATAACCCTCTGCGTCTATCTCAATTCCATCGGCGATCTGCTTGGCTGATTTTAATTTTGCGTCATAGAGCAACTCAGCTTGGTCAATAATCTGAGTTCGCGTTGCATCATTAAGACTACCACCCCCAATAATTCGGTTAAGAAGTCCTTGAAACGAATCCGCAACGCCACTTGATTGAGCCACTTGATCAAAGTCAGAGTCCGTAACAATTCCGCTATCAATCATCTTGTTGATAGTTTTCATTAATGCAACATCGCCAATACCAGTTTTCTTAGCATTGCGTATCTTTTGGATTTGCTCTTTTGATTCAAGCAGCCCCTTACCCGCCTGAGTGGCAAACTCTTTCCTAAAATCCATTCGGACCTTATCTTTGTCTTTTCGGCTTAACTGACCTTCTGCCAAAAGCTTTCGCTCTGCTTCTTGTTTTGGCGTGTAGTATCCGAGTCGGTTTGCTTCTTGCAGCTCAAGATTGAGTATTTCGTCTATCTGAGGGTTTGCTAATCCACCTTCTAATTGATCTGCCTGCTCTAGCAAAGCCACTGAATCCGACATGTCACGGCCAAGCTCTCGGCCTTTTTGGATGCGGTTTAAAAGGATTTGCTCGCGCTGCTCTGCCGGTGCTTCAAGGATTTGCTCCGCCCCTGTTGCAATAGACTGTAATTGCCGTTGCTGCTCTGCCTGATCAATTTGCATTTGTTGCAATTGTATTTTTTGCTCATTGACATCTCTAGCTTGAGATAAATTCGCCAGTTGCATTCCTTGCTGTAATCCGCCAAGTAATCCGCCCGCACCTTGCGGGGTTGGGTAGGCAATTTGAGCTGGTCTATTGATATTGTAATAACTCATTATAACGCTCCGAAATCTACGCCCATGTAATCACCAAACATTACAATCGCATCTGGGTTTTTCTCTTTAACCTCTTGAGCCATCGGGCCTAGTCGCTCGACATCATCCCAAATATAATTAAACGAATAAATGTTGTGGCCTTTTAGCTCACCGACTTTTTTTATGTTTTCTTTTAATCGCGCGTCACAAAGTGCTGCACCCAGCCCAACACCAAGCAAGTTTGTTAGGCCTTGGTTGTATGCCATATTGGCGGCGGCGGCGTTAGATAGCCCCTGCGCCTGAGCTTGTGCGGCACCAGTTAGCGCCTGCGCTGCGCTCTGTCCGACTCCCTGTTGTATCCCTGCGGTCTGACCTAGTGCTGTGATTGATGGCGCTGCATAACGCTCCAGTTGGCCCAATTGATTCTGGATAGCCTGACCAGCTAATATTTGATTCTGCTCGTTTAATCCTGACAGTGTTGAACCAGATACAAGATTCCCATACGCACTGGCTCGGCGCTCTAACTGTCGATTTGCTACCGCTTGCTGGGCTTTAAATTGAGGACTTTCAAGAATGGCATTGTATGCTGACTGAGAATCACCACCTAAACCAAGTAGTGCCGCTTGCTGCTCTCTGGCTGGCATCGCCTGCTGTGTTAAAGGGCTTAGTGTTTCCGTGGCTTGTGCGCCCGCTGCTTTAATAGCATCCAGTGCTTCCATTTGAGCTTTAGCTTGAAGGTCTGCGCCCTCTTTTGCCGCTGCCTCCGCCTCAAGTGAAGCCTCCCCGCCTAGCAACTTACCTCCGACTAGGCCCTTTCGATATGTCGGGTCTAGGTCGCTCATTTCGGCTTGGCCTAATGTGGCTGCGTAAACTGGGTCTTTAACAGCCTTTCCTAATTTATCGCCTGCTCTTTTAACGGCTCCCATATTCGCCCCTTGTCATTCCTAAAATGTAGCAATCAGTAAAATGGCCGTTTTTTAGGATATGCTCCTTTAAAAGACCTTCTTTTTTTAATCCGTTGTTTTCGCAGTATTTTATCACTTCTGGGTATATTATGGGCACCTCTGCAATAACTTTATTAACCCACTCAAAACCGAAAATAAACCGCAAAAAATCACGCCCGCAATATTTGTTGTTCACCCTATCGCCAGCATTCATGTTGATATGAATATTTACTGTCGAGCTATTAACCTGCTCAACAATCCAAAAGCCTATCAGGTCATCATCTTTATAAATTCCAATGTAATGGGAATCAGGAAAGCTAGACTCAATAAAAGGCGCGCCATCCTCGGCAATGCGAGAAAAAAGCTCTTCTTCACAATATCGAAATGCTTCCCGCTTCTCTATTTTAACTAGCTTTGTGTTCCGACTTTCACCCATCCGGTATTTGTCCCATCTGTAGTCTTAATCCATAAATCCCCATCTAATGTGCTTTGCGCCTGCTTCCCTATATCTGCGGTTAGTATGGTATTAGGGTTTACCGAATCAAATAGCTCAATTTGATTAAAGTTTATCCTTTGCACTAATTCAGATAAGAACTGATTAAATTCACGACCCGTTAGACCATCCTGCTCAATTGCTTTGGAAAGCAATGGCCACTCTGTCTGAACACCTTCCAATCTAACCACGGCTTTTTACCTCCGCAAAAGGCTTAACAATCTGATAGGGTGAAAATGGCGGTAAAACCTTTCCATCTCCAATGCCTGCATTTCTGCCATTCAGGGAAAAGCGATACAATCTATATGCATCCGTATTGCCAAGCCTACGCCACTCGGTTCTGGTTTGATCTGTGGTTGGCTCTGAGTCTAGTTGAACCTCCCCTACCGATAAAAAATCACCTTTATCATCAGTGTATTGCAGCTCTACTTTTGCCCCGTTCATGCCATTGGAATAAATACCAATCTTAGAGAAGCGGATGTCTTCACCACTGTTTTCTAAAACCTGAGTGGTCACATAATAATAATTAGGGTCATACGAAAGAAGACCAAAATCCCCCTTATAATCATCACTGAATCTAGCAATGTATTGCTGCTTGTAGTCATTTTTATCAGTAAAATAATGGCCTACCAAGAATTGCTCAATATTTCCGTTTTCGTCTTTCTGGTTATAGCTTGCTCTCACCCAATATAAATAAGATTCACCTGTGTCAGGGGAGCCATTTTCAACAGGTCTAGTGCTTCGCTTGTGCCAAGTTGAGTTAAACGTGTTATACACATACGTAACCCCAAGCAAAAATTCAGGATCACCATCTTGGGTAAAGGTGCTTACTCCCGCAAATACCTGCCCCTTATCAGAAAAGGAAAAACAATATAAATTCCTCGAATTCTGGGAATATTTACCCAAAAGATAATCAATAGATTCAGATGATATTTTCCCTTTTTTAATTGAATATACACCCACCAAACCCTCGCGAGTGTTTCCTGCAAATACTACATCCACACCTGTTGAGCACCAGCTTAAGCGATTGAATACACCAATATTCAACTCCTGCCCTTTAAGCCTTTGGAAGGCGAAATTAACACCACCTACATTTTGAAAGAAATCAATGTGATGACTGGAAGCTACGCACAATTGGCCGCCAATATCAAAAATGGCCGTCACCTCATCCTCTCTACGGCTAATCTGTGTAAAATCCTCTACTCGCATATCTCGGCCAGCCGTCACCGTTGTTAAAGAGCCATGAAAGCATCGGTTATTTGCCTTGGATATATAAACAAAGTAATCATCAAAAAAGTGCACATCATCCGCGCCGCCTTGGCTTAACGTGTCATACACACCGCCCGTAGCCCAATTAATTGGTGATGCTGTTGCACTTAGTCCGCCTCCGCCACTGGTGACGGAAATATAATAATCACCATCAACTCCGGGCTCGACATCAATAGCAACTATAGTTATTCCGTTGGACGCCATTTTTACAGAATTAAGGAAATTAGGAGGCGGGCCAGTTGGGCTTCCTGAGCTGTCAATCCATTGAATAGGGACATTTTCAAGATCATCCCCGTCCCAATGAAACAATTCCACTCCGGCAAAAATATAAATACCTCTAATCGAATCCGTTGCCGATGGGTGATACAGGTGGCCCCTTAAGTCTTCAGACCCTACAATAGGGTCAATAAAAGCAACGTCTAGGCTAGATGGCTGCCTCATATAAACAGGGTCAATAGCCGGTCCTTTTGACTGAATATCAATCATATTTTCTGGCATTGATTGGCCTTCAATGGTTTCAGTATCATTGAGGCCGTATGCCACCTGTAAGGGTATCTTAGGCACTGAATACAAACCACGCTACGCCATTGTAAACAAGCTGGGCACTAGGCAATGTAGTGCCACTAAGCACTAAGCTAGCATCACCATCTATAGTCTCAGCCGCTTCAGCTAAAATAGTTACGTCATTATCAACTGCAGTACTTTTCTTAAAAGAGATAGCAGTGCCTATTGGAAGCGCTGTGTAGCTAGGCAATTGAACTGTAAACGCCGTACTTGTTGAATCACAAAAAACAATGTCCGTGTCTTGTACTTGCTGGATTGTTAGGGTTGCGTTGTTGTTTAAATTAATAATATTTGGGCCTGTACCTGTATTAGTCAGCAAGCCAAGATCGCTAATAATTCGTTCCCATGTCACCTTGCGAGTAGCTGAATTAACACTTGACCAAATAGGCACAAGATCAGTACGCGCCACATTAGACGCTGACGCCAAACGGTTGATAGGTGTAGCGGGTCTACTATTCGACATAGCGAGTATCCTCTCTTAAAGAAATATCGACATTTTCACCTGTGTCGATCGAATCCACATCAGTCCCAAGTAATTCTGGGCTTTCGTCATAGTGATGCGTTTGATATGTGTATTTTTCATTGCCCGATCCAATAGGTAGAATGGATGGCATTGAAGAAACTGGTGTTCTGGCAGTTTTGGAGTAAAAGTTTTTGCGCGCGTTTCGATTGGTTCTGACCAATTCCGCACTGGCTTGCTTTTCGGTTAATGGAGCCATTCGAATAGCTAGCGAGCTTCGTATGTAAGGTATTGACCAATCGGGTAGGCCGGTCTCCTCGTTTATATCTTGAGGATTTAAGTAGCCCAATCGAGTGCCTTTTGCGTCCAACTCCAAGCAAAGGCCATTTAATACATCTAGGCCGTCTGCCAGCAATACCGGCCCAGTGCGCTCTCGTACCAGAGTTATGCTTGATTGCGCTGTTAATTGGAGTGAGTTAGATATATCTGCGCCATACTCAGTAGCCAATCGAATGGCCAACCCAGACTTAACCGCCGTAAGCGCCCATGTCGGAATGTCTGTAGCACCAAGTGAGACACTGCTAACGCCAAGATCGACGCCATCGTAAAACCACTCAGATAGCATGTCATTCAAAACCTCCAGACCGTCATCCAATTCGTCACTGGTCAAAGGTGTATTGCTGGCTTTAATCTCTATCTTACGAAAGGCCGATTCAATAATTCCCTGTCCACTCTCACCCGAGCTGTTCAGGTCAGCAATGCGAATGCCTAAATCTTTTAAGGCATTAGTTATCAGCGTTTTGGCTATCATTGATCGCCTTCTCTAAGTCTGATTCGATATGGATTAGCTTTCGCTTGCCCTTAATATTCCAATTAATGGAATCATACACGCCATTTTCTCTGGCTTTTTCTTTTAATGAATCAAGCTCGTCATTACTAGCAACTGGCTTGCTACCTTCTTTTACCCATCCAAGCTCTTTGGCAAGCTTTAAAGAAGCTTTGTTTTCATTGATGGCAATCTCTTTGCCATTTGGCTTTATATAGGTTGTTAGCATTCTGTCCTCATTAAAGAAAAGGCGCACCCCAAAGAGTGCGCCTATTTTGGTTATGGCAGACCGTAACCTTGACCAGCCATGAATGGGTTCATAACACCGAAAGCAGGATGCAAATCAATGCGAAGTTTGTTTACGTTGCCTTCAAAGTTAGAGCCTTTCGATACACGAAGCTGTAAACCATCTTCAGTCATACCCATACTATCCTGCGCGTCTAGTTTCTCCATTGGTACAGACGCGATAGTGAACGCATCACGATGGAAGAATAGGTTTGGCTGGTTAACGGTATCTTCGCTACCTAGTAGCGTCACAACATCGCCAGCAATCGGCGCACGAGTCACTGTGTTGTAAGCTCCGCCTACTTCATAGATTGCAGGGCCGGTAACAGTAAGAGTGACTGCACCTGCACCGTCAGCAGTTGCATCTTCGGTTACTACTGCTGTGTACTCAACCTGCGAGCCAGTGGCATCAATGAAAGGCTTGCGAGTGGATAGGTTTAAGCGATTAACGCCAGTAATTTGAATAGGCTGACCCGCTTTAATTTCTAAGTTAGCAGTCAGACCACTAATAGAAAGCACTTGAGTCATTGTATCCTTGGCGTTTAAGTAAGTTACGATTGGGTTAGCCGCTAGAGCGCCCACGCGATCAGCGCCAGTTGGGATGGAATAGGTATCCAAGCCAGTAGCCGTCATAACTTTACCAAATCCCGCAAAATTCTCCGCCACTGTCGCTTTAGTGTTTGCATCGCCAGCTTGAGGGTTTACACCTAGAGAACGCTGCTCATTAGCTAAAGCTGTTTGAGAGAATGGGTTCAATAGGTAGCACCAGTTACCATCCATAGGAACGCCAGTAGACTCCATCAGCGCGCCCGCTCCTGCAACCTCAGACCATGAATCCACCGCCTGACCTACAGAACCATAAGTTAAGCCGGTATTCTTCATACAGAACGAGGCGAAGCTTGTTTCTAGCTCAGTCTTAATGCGGCGTGCAATGTCTGACACAAAGCGATCAGAGTTATTACCCATCTCAAGGGCTTGTTCTGCCTCTGAATAATCAACCAATACAGTGATGTAATCTTGAACCACTGCACTAGCCTTGCCAGTCACAATATCCTGAGCCTGACCCGTCACATCACCTTTTGCGGTGCGCAAAGCTTGATAATCAGTAGGACGCTGAACGTCGATAGTGTCGCCAGTGCTAGGGTTAAACTTACCCTGAAAAAGTTGCGTGTTTACTTCTTTTGAAACTACTCGCTCAGTGTCAAAGGCTGGGACCACCTTCTCAATTAGCTTTCGCGTAATGTTACTTTCAAAGTTATTAGCCATGTGACCATTCCTTATTTATTTTGATTTACCAAAATTTATACTTTGAGTCCCCAGTGCCAATATTCGACCCGCCGTTAAGCGTATCAACTGGCTCAGGTGCACTCGTTACTTTAGGTTTTAACGCTGAGGCCGATTCCTTTACTTTGGCGTAAACTAATGCACCATTTTGCCAAGTGGTTTCATTTAATTCCTGAACCTTTTGTGGATTGCTTGCTAGGTATTTTGCGATCAATGGTCCCTCTTCATCCCCTAGAATTGCCTCAGCAATATCTTGACGGATGTCGTAGACCTCCAATCGCTCACCTATTTGAGCCATCTCACTAGGTTCAATCTTAAACTCAGCCGCTCGGCTTGAATAAACCTCTAATTTTTCTCTAAGCTCTCGATTCTTGTTTTCTTGCTCAGCTTCCAATGATTTTTTCTTTTCATCTTCAGCCTGCTGCTTTGAAAACTCGTAACGATTCCGCTCAATCAATGCCTGATCACGTTTATTAATCGCCTCTTTGTATTCTTCATCTGTATCAAAATCATAACGATCTGGTACATCTGGAACACTTGGCAATTCTGGCTCTTTTTGCTGCTCAAGGGATTTAAGCCTCTCTTCAAGCTCTTTCTTTTCCCTTTTAGCTTTGCGGGCCTCGAACGCCTTTTCGGCAATAATCTTCTCGTAATCTAGACTAGGCTTCTCAACTTCTTGATCTGCCTCTTTTGCAGTTCCCGCTTCTGCATTTTGTTCGGGGTTTGTGCTTTCATCCTTTACGGACTCTAGCGCCTCAGCGTTAGGCTGGTCTGTCATGGTATCTCCTAAGAGTTAAACCGCGAATACGTCGCGTACATTATCATTTTTAATTATAAGGCTTTATCTAATAGCGTACAACTATTGAGCGGATTCACTCTCCGCTAGGTTTTCCGCTGATTCTTCATAGGCAACGGCAGCAGTAGGGCTGACTATCGCATCCGCCCCCATAGACTCCCTAATCAGCTTCATTGTCTCTGCGTTGGTCTTTTGCATAACCTCGACTGCCTGCGCCATATCCATTGCTAGCTTCTGGTTTGCTCTCTGGTTCTCTTCCATTGCCAATGCCATAGACTGCTGCATCTTGGCAATTTCTAGCTCAAACTTCTGCTGGCCTTGCACCGCTTTTATTTCTTGGTCCTGCTGCTTGAGCTGGCTATCAATCATTAGTTTTTGTTGGTCATTCTGAGCAGATAACAGCTTGGCTTGTGCGTCCATCTGTTGGATTTGCAATCCGATCTCTTCCATGCTTGGCTGCTGAGGTTGTTGAGCGGCCAATGCTTGCGCTTCCTCCATAGCCTGACGCTCTTCATCTGTCCACTGGTCTTCAGGGATTAATCCGCTATTCATAAGCTGCAAACGCTTACGCTGCGCAATTAAGTCTAAGCTTGGGCCGTTGGCATTATTTAGAAGGATGTCAGAACCCATTTCAACGACTGTCGGATCAATGCTGGCCATTTCTAGAATTGCAGCTATTGATTCTTGTTGGCGTGATTTAAACGATTTACCAATATCCATGGTCACATCGTAGCGACCTGTGGATAAGTCATTCACAATCTTGGGTTGTCCATTCTCATCAATGACGGTTTTATTTAGATCAATCTGATCTGGTACGCCATCCTCGCCAAGAATGCGAACCTGTCTAGTTGCGTCATAAACCTTAGGGATAGCATCAACCAATATTCTCGCAGTATGCGTGAGTGCAACTTCCATAGAGTCAAAATAATGCACCATGGAAACATCGCCACGCTCTTGTAGCTGCTCAATTGCAACACCTGACTGCAAAGAGGGGTTATCCCCCATACTCGCTGCAAATACGCCTGAACTTTGAATGATGGCCTGACGCGTACTGTTGGCAATTACCGCTAGGTTAGGATTAGTCTGCGCTGTACCCATTCGATATGGGTTTGGCTGGTCTTCGACGTGATTGTAATATTGAACCGAATCACTCGATTGATTCATTCGCTCAAGCTGGTCTTCATGATCTACTGCCTGCTCTGGTGTAATCCACACCTTGTCGATTGGACTTAATGCAGTTTGAAGTACTTCTGCTGAGTGTGCATAATTGTGCACCCTTTGCTGGTCAAGTAGCTTTTCAGTCTCACCTCTAAATGTAATTTTATTTTCAGAGATTCGGAAATAGCCATAAAGCGGAATCAAAGGTATCCAGTTAAAAACCGTCTCCTTTTCATCACTAAGCCAGTCAGCGCCATCATAGTGACGTATTTTAACAACTCGTTCAAAGCGTTTTCGGCGGCGCTGCTCAGTAATTCCGCGCATCGCAAGTTGATCAGAATAGCGCTCGAGTTCTGACTCTTTATAAACTGAGCCATCAGACATCTGAATCAAAGTGACTGGCTTTTCTTCTATCCAGTAAAACTCCCCAACAACAACTTGGTCGGCTTTATCGTAGTAACCTGAGCGCGTTCTATCTTCTGCTACGCTTTGCCCCGAACCTTCTGGGAATCGCTCTTTATATGCGTTCTTTGACATCGCAGTTAGCTTCGTTGCCCATCGAGCATCAGAACGATCTTGGCGCATTGAATTAGGGTCCCAATACACTGTATCAATAGCTGAGTTAATAGGCCTAACATATAAATCTTGGTCAAAAGATTCAGAATCAGAATATTCCTGAGTCACCATCCAAGCATCAAAGCCAGTTCCGACCATGGAAGTTGCGGCATTGTTATAGATATTTTGAGCGTTAGATATAGATTCAATATTGCGAATCATACCCGCCAGCAAATCTGCCTTGTCTTCATCTGCCTCACCATTAGCAGGGCGAACCTTAATACCAAAGTTGGCCATTCTTATCGCACCAGACAAGGTATTAATAACAGGGTTACACAAATCAAACGTGTACCTAGGTCGTCCATTCTGGCTAAATCTATGTGCTATTTCTGGTTCCCATTGCCCGTCACGCTTGTTAAGAAACAGGTCGCACTCTCGTGAATGCTCTCGCTGGTCCTTCTCTGCATCTTGAGCTTGCCTAAGCCCATTAACCACATCTGTATGATTGCTAAAATCTATCATTGTTATGACCTTGATATTTTTTGTTTATTATATAGCCATTACGATCTATGACCAACCTTGTTGGTTTAACGCCCTGCCTTTGCGCTTAGGTTCTTTAATTACCGCCTCGGCCGCATAGCGCAACGAGTCTATGAAGTGGTTAAAATCGTCGCACGGTTTGTTGAGAGGCTTTCCATTCTTATCCTTGGCCCATGCGTAATTATCAAACTCAGTCTTGAACTCTACCAAATGAGCATTAACGATAATTTCAAACTCTAATAGAAAGTCTATCCCGCTATTGATTGAGTCATTACCCTTTCTAGCGCCAACAATAGATACCCCTTTGCCTTTGATGTAATCAATAGACTTAGGTTCTGAACTGTCTGCTATCGTCTTGTGCTTATGCGCCTGCTTGTTTTTTATCTTGAGCGCTATCTGGGCGTTGCTTAAGCCTTTCTCGTAAAAACCATCGAATACAAATAACCGCTTGTTCTTTAAGTCGACATATGACTGATTAAACGCGCTGGGGTCGTTGGTATACCCAAAGTCCAACCCCTGTATGCACTCCAATCCCTGTATTTCATGTTCTTTGATTAGCCTTTGCTGTACATTATTAAACACTAACCCCTCGGCGGTACCCCAATTACCTAGAGCATATATATTGTAATACCTTGGATTGGTTTGCTTTTTGTTCTCCATTACCATCTTGTACTCATCATCAATGAATGAGTTATCAAGGTAGGTGGTTTTAAGAGTGAAACACCCCGCTATTGGATCATCAAAGAATACCTTCTTTATCCAGTGCTGATCGCTAATAGGGTTTAGTGTGAGTATGATTTGCTTTAGTGCACCGGTATTGCCACGTAGACGTAAATCAAGCTGCTCAAAGTCTTCCTGTGTAAGCTCTGTGGCTTCTTCTACCCATATACTGGTAACACCCTCGATGGACTTAAGCTTTTCCACATCATCCAGACCGCTAAACATAATCTGGGCACCTGTGGGGCGGTAGATCATTGTTTTATCTGTCTGGTTAATATCGAATTCAGATAACAGCCCCCACTTAGATATGATGTTTTTCATCAAAGCAAATACAGATCGTTTAATCGTTCTATCTACTTTACGAATAATGAGGAAGTTATGTTTACAGTGAGACTCAGATAGCAGCCTATAAAGAATCTTGCGAGCCACTATGTGAGATTTGCCACTACCCGCCCCGCCCCATGCAACTTGGTAGCGGGATTGGTCTTTAAATAGGGGGACGAAAGCTGGGGATTTGTCTTGTACGTGCTTTCTAAATAGAGCGAGGTTTACCATTCATGAGAGCCGTCATCGACTATTTTAATATTGTGATCAACAACCTGTTTATCTAATCCCAGTAGCTTAGCCTTCCCCATTGTCGCGTTAATGGCCGCAGAGCTTTGAGGCGTCTCTGTGGTCATTGCCATGGTGCGCGCTTCTTCTAGCTCCCTTAGCAAGTCTTCTAGGGTGATATTAAGGGCTTTTACCGCTGGCTCCCTTAATTCCTTTATCCGTGAGGCTATCTTGGGGTTATCCACAACCTCTTTGGCTTCCCTGTGGATAGATTCAGGTTTCATGTTTTCACAGTCATATGCAATGCGATAGGCCTCGGATGCATTACCCTTGGCCTCCCCGCAATAAGCTATGCAAAACCTCTCTTGCTTCTCTGTTAGCATTTATCCCCCTAATACAGTGCTCGACTCTGGTGAATATACTACAGCACTAAAGTCTAAGGTAGCAGCTTGAGAAGAGTTGTTCTTAAATTCGATGACGTACTTTCTATTTGAGGACAGCACTATGCCTGTGTCATTTGTCTGGCTTTCGTTTATCGCCTCGAATCTGCCCGACTTAAGACTGGTTCTTATTAGAATGTTCTCAGATAGCAATGGGTCGCTAGTTACACCACTGTATGTCACGAAGGTGGGCTTCTTTCTGCCTCTGAATACGTCATTACGATTTACTTCTGGAACTGGGTTAGATAGACCTGTAAACCCTGTATTGCTGTAGATAGTAATTAGCAGATCATCAGAGTCGGTACTAATACTTGTCCTCACAAGCGAAACTGGGGAGCCACCAATATCAATTCCAATAAAATGGCTAGAACTACCACCTAAAGATATTCCACCCGTACCTACGGACCATCCCTGCCCTTTTGCGATGAAGTCTTGGATTGCTGAGCTTGACATTTTTTATTCTCCTTTATGGCCTTTTCTATTTCAGCCACAAACTCCTTGCTTAATAAATGCTTTCTTTCTCTGTATTGCCTTAACCACGTATCAGTAAACATTATTGATTCACCCACATGAAAGCCTGTGAACCAAGCGCAAACCCTAAATACTGAGCTATTAGCATTATATCGACATTTGCAGTCATACCTGCGACAACAATAGTTATCCCTGTTGCCGCCATTACTTTTGCGTTCTTCATTTGATCACCTCAAGTATAAGGTTAGATCATTTATTTGATATTGCGCCCTGCGATATGCGCTCCACATCACAATTTACACCTAGACTTATTATCATCATTCTTACAGTATAGGAATGAATCGCACGGGAGCTAGGGAGAGTATTTTGCCGCCCCGTCGTGCAGCATTTATCAGCCTTGTTTGATCTCTTTTACGTCTTTATAAATCAATACAATTCGATGAATAATAAAGGAAAACGTCAAAACGCATCCTAGCCCCATAGATACAATACTCATCACCTCAGGCAGCCACTTAGCCACTTGGAAATCAACACTAACCGCCATTGCACTTGCGGCGATAGCGCCCTGAACCTTTGGATTACTTAGGGCCTGCTCTGTTAGCTGCATTTTTACGTCTGAAATAGACATTAGCGATGACCACCCAGCTTGCGGAAACGAATAAACTTGCCAATAAAATCAAAGCCGCCAGCAAGTCCATATTCCTTTTTATCCATTCTAGTGACCGCTAATAGTCGTGTGAACTCGATCACACCTAGTACTAGGATTATATCACTATAAATGCTTAAAGATAATTCATTATAAGCAAGGGCGGCACCTATTCCATGAGCGAATATAGCCAGTAGATTTATGATTTGGATGTGTATATTTAGTTGGGTTTGACGGGGAATCAATAAAAGAGCTATAACCATCGCTGAAAAAGTGCCGGACACAACATAATATTGAAGCCCATTAAGGTATGGTTCTGACCAGTAAGAAACAAAAGCCATTAGTGCAACTGGAATGCAAACAGCTATGCGCCCAAAAGAGTGGCCAGCATTAACAATAAGCGCAATAGCTGCAAAAAATATCAGACTAAGCATATTTGTTTTTTTTCTTAACCTTTTTTTCCTTGCCGCCGACCATTGCGATTGCCTTCTTCTTTGCTGGTTTCTTTTTAGCTGCCATGTTTATGCCTTAATTTAAGTTAATTAATGCCGGTATTTTAACACGTCCCGCACAAATGTTTATAGTCAATACCCAAAACGTCCAACCTGTGACGCTCGGTATCTGTTAAATCGTCAGAATCTTCATACTCTTGACCTAGTATCAGCTCGCACTGTTCAATAACCAGTCGTTCAATAATTCGAATCTCACTAATCATGTTCAATAGATGCTCTTTTGAGTATTCAACACTGAGATAGCGCCCACAGGTCAGCTCTTTATCTTCTGGTGTTCCGGTAATCGGATTATCGTAGAAGTAGTGCCAGCTCAAAGTATCAATACTAAAAATGATACTCGAATTCATTAGCTGGCCATAATCCGCTATCCAGTGCAAAACATCGCACTGAACAGCCTTGTATAATTGTTTATTCAATATCAACTCCCATAATCTTATATTCAAACCACTCCTTAAAGCGATCAAAATCCATAAATTCATCAATCACGCTATGCTCGTCAATATAGACTGTCATAAGATGTGGCGCGTAGCTTCTCTCTAGCTTGCCAGCCATCTTGATCGCAGCTTGAACGCAATCATAGATGCACTCTAATTCGAATTCGCTTTCTGGGTATTTCTCCCATAAAACAACGCTGTTTTCGTTGTCTTGATGCAGGATTACTTTTAATTCACTCATGGCTATCTCCTTAGTTGATATAGCCTATTATCCGGATTTACCGGCTTTAATCAGTGGCAAAAACTACCAACTTTCCTAGCAATAACGCTTAGATCAGACGGACGCAAGCGCCGTCTATCGGGGTGTTATCTACCCCAATCACCATGATTTGCATAGCACTGATTACTACCAGCGCACGCCTTTTCAAGTAATCCCATCGTTCTAGGGTTGTCCCTTGGGTCTACTATTACACCCTCCAAAACCTTTTCAGGGGCACTTGGAAATAACATCAACACAATGCAAGCTAGCAACATAAAAGCCGCAACTATCGCCTTAGCATTACCCATATTGCACCCCCGCAAGCTCTTTAAGGTCTGCTAGTAGCGCTAGTATCTCCTCAGCCCGCATTCCCTCATCATCTTGAACCAAACTGGTCTGAGTGCTCGGGTTTTCCATTCGAGAGTAATTCTCTCTATTAGCGTAAAACTTAACCGCCTGCTCTATTTCTGCTATCAAGTCTTCCATGTCGCATCCTTCTTTTTGTTGTTTTGCGTAGATTAACAGCTTCTTTATTTTATACAGTGGTAAATTCTTACAAGATTATTGGCTTATTAGATCAATTTCATTTTTTAGCTCATTGGCCTTTTTTCTGTATTTGGCCTTAATCTCTTTCAGGTCTTCAATCGTGTAATTCTTCGCATCGTGTGGCCCTTCTAGCCATTCAACTTGCTTTAGCCCAATTCTATCTATTAGTTTTTCTCTATATCTGGTGGCAACTGATCTTGCCTTATGTGCGAATTTCTTTGATCCAGCATTGCATGACTTGCACTGTCTATGGGCGTTATCTTCCTCAAACCTTAGCTCATAGTGACTGCCTACACTAAGATAGTGCCCGCAATCCCATGCCCCGCCTACCTTCCAACCCTGATTCGACTCTATTTCTTCTATTGGCGTATCGCAGCTAATACAAGGCTTTCCCCAATCCCTAAATCTAATAAACCTATTAAATTCTGGCTGAGCTTCCTTTACCCAATCCCTTTTTGTCTTTAACCTCTCTTTTCTAGCTTTTAGCTCTTTTCTTTCCTGCCTCTCTTTTGCCTGCTGAGCCTTTTGCAATCCATACTTGGCGGCATGATCAAAAGTACAGAATCCCTTAGCTTGTATTGGGTCTACGCAGTCTTTTACCTTAGGCAATTCAGCTTTACAGTATCGGCATTTACGCGCCATATGAACTCTGCTCTTTTCTTCCGTTAGCTTGCTTTGTTCGCCAAATGCCTACCCTTTCCTCAGCTATCTTCATTCTGTATCTCAGTTCCTCCGACTTCTCAGTCGCTTCTCTAAGCCCTTTTAGCAGCTCGATATACTCAGGATGTGAATAGGCGTAAGACTCCCGCTCTTGTCCGGTTTTAAGGCCTTTCTCCTGCCCTTCTGCAATCTTTATTGCCTTTAGGCTTTTGCGGTACTCAGTCAAATAGACCTTTTCCGCATTAGCCTTAGCATATTCAGATACACTAGAGCGCCATTCATGTATTAGCTTTTCTATTTGTTCTGACATATAGCTTCTTCTAGGGTTGACTGGCTATTTATAATCAAGAGAAAGCCCAATAGATAACGAAATAAGGCCATGCCACAAAAAGTACAAAAGGCATTGTATTTTTGACTGAATTACTAGGATATTTAACATTGTGCTTACCCATTTTTGCCTGAACATACACATAGCTGACAAACCAGCAAACAACCCAAATTATTGAAAGCTCTTTCACACCTTTCTCCTTTATCTATAACACTGTAATACCAAGGACGCTAGCGCCTTGGATTGTGTTGTTATGCCCTGCCACCCACCCACGGGCCATGGGTCAACTATGCCTGAGTAGCTAGGCTCTGAGTTAAAACGGGATGTCGTCGTCGAAATCCCCAAACTTATTTTCTTTTGCTACCCCTGAAACGGGGCTTGCTGAAAATTTGGCTGCTGCCCTCCTTGGTGAACACCCATTGGCTGGCCTTGTGGTGGTGCTGGTGGTTGGTTTGGATTGCATTGTGGTGCTTGCTGGGGTGCTTGCTGATACTGCTGGGGCTGACTGCCTGAATTAACATAACCAAGTTTGCAGTCGATCAACTCAATAGACAATGACAATCCATTCGGTCCTTGAAATTGCTTAACCTTCTCCGCTTCCGCCGTTACTTCAATTACCGCACCTTCAATCAGATTTTGACGATAAAACTCAATCTGCTGGGTATTATTAGTGAATACGGCCGCCTCGTAATTAGTCCATTCTCTTTGCTTGGTTTCTCGGTCGTAATACTGCTTACCTAGCCGGATACCAAAACCAGTATAAGCGCCTGCTTGGAACTCATTTGCAGCTTTATTAAGCTTGCCCGTGATTGTTGTAGCCATCTTATCTCCTAACGATATTTACTAGCTTCTTCTGTTAAAAATTTACGTGCTTTAGTTGAGTATATTTCTGGTATACCCATTTCTTTACAAGTCTTTGGTGCAACCCACATCTTATTATTGTCTTCTTGACTTATTTCGTCATAGCATTGCACTGCATAAGCAAAATCGCCCGATTCGACCGCTTGATTGATTGCCTTTACACTTTCATTGTTCCTGCGCACTGCATCAATTAAGCCATCTGGAATCTCTTTTTTCTGGAACTCCTGTTGAACTTGCTGCACATACTTATTGTCATCAAACTTACCTAGGAACACATCAGCATTAAACCCAAGCATTGACAGGCATTTGGTTATACCGTCCGTTGTGGCTTTCTTCATGCAATCCGTGTCTTTCTTGCTCTCGGCTTTATCAATATATAATGAAGCCTGCCCCCACTGCTCTACACGCCCCCTTGATTCACCATGCCAAAGTGAAATCAACACACAGACCTCATTTGTTGGAAGATGGTCAACTCGCTTAACCTCCCAACCCCAGCCATTACCAGCCGCTCCCAATTCGCGTGTAGCGTTTTCAATTTGACGATACGGGTCTATAGCTGTAATGGCGCGGCCAAAAGTAACCTTTTTGGTATGCGCTGGATTTGTCGTACAAACCGAATCCCATAACTTCATATTACTCATTAGTTAAACAACCCCGCTGATCTAACCTCATCCATTGTGTATTCAAAGTTATACCCCTGATTGTATGACTCGCTTGCATTGTTTTGAGCTGGCTTGCCCTTCCGTGCGTCTTCTTGACCTTCGGCAAACTCAAACACATTGGAACAATTATTTAATTCCTTCTCTAAAGCTTCTTGTGGATTCATAATTTCTCTCCTATTGAGCTGCCTATACTACCTATATTAGATGGGTTTACATTGGCAAAACCGCTCAATGTTTTGGGTTATTTGGTAGTTTTGGTCAATCTTCTTTCTAGTTCTTTTCTCAATATTTCCTTAACCTCATATTGATTCAAAAAGTCATAATCACCAGACCCATACCAGCTAAAAGAAAGTCCACTCATAAACTCTATAGTGTTTTTAAGTTTGATGTTTGACCCCTCCTGCATCTTCTCACGTCTTTGTTTTTGACCTTCTTTAATTCTTTTAAACAATTCATCTAGCATCACTTAACCTCCTTTGCGCTGCCTATCATTTATTCACCTTAATCGTCCAATGGGTGCCAATCCGCCTTAATTCCATGCTTTGCCAGCTCTGCAACGTATGCCTGTCTTGCCTCTTTTTCAGTATTGCATCTTGGCAAACAGTGCTTTTCCCCATTCACAAAGACTTGCGGGCGGTATCTTACAATGCCGCTTTTGGATGTCTCCTTCGAGAACCCCTTGCCTCTCCCTAGTCGCGCTTGCAATACGCTTTTCCTGAATTCGCTTTCACACTCTTCATTATCCTTATTCTCAATTACTTTGCTGGGCTTTGACTTAATACTAACCAGCGCACCCAGTGCCATTTTTGCGCTTAAGCTTGGGTCTGGCTCCATTCCGAAATAAATCATAGCATCCCCTTTATTTGACTCTCGATCCCTGAGACATTCGCTTGAATCATCAACTCATAGGCCGCTCTAGCTTCCTTATCGCAATCGAATTGCTTCCAGCCATCGGCCAGCTTCACTGAATGCTTAACTATCCCATTGGGGTACTTCTTTGATTGATAGCCTTTGTGTTTTAATCGCGCTCTCTGTGCGTATAGCTCTTTTGCCAAGTCCCATGCTTTATTGCAGTCTTCAATTGAGTCAAACGAACCAATGCGAACCTTATTGCCCTTTACGCGAAAATAGCAAACAAACTTCCTACCACCCTCTACGCAGTCGCTCCTCAGCTTTCCTCTATTTAATCGTCTAAGCTCTAGTTCAGTCAGTACCATCTTTGCGCTTAATGCTGGATTGGGTGTCATTCCGTAGTAGATCATTTACATACCTTTACTAAGCTTATGTCATCGCCAATATTGTCTAAAACCTCTTGATCTGTATTTAGCGCCCAATCCCATAACCCCTGCTTTCCGTTTGTGCAAATAACCCACTTCCAGCTATCTCCAAAAGGAACCCTCCTAGCAATTCTTTCTACCTCAATATCATGCTCTGTAACACCAAGATTTAAAGATAATGAACATCGCAGACTCCAAAATTCAATTTTCACCGCTCTGTAAAGCTTTGGAATATCACTCACTTCAAACTCTCCCTTATCTTCTTTAATTCATTG